GGCGGTCAGAAGGAAACCGACTTCTTTAACTGCACCGCATTTGGCAACACGGCACTGTTCGTTTCCAAGTGGTTTCAGAAGGGCAGCCTGATTCTGGTGACTGGTAGCATCCAGACCCGAAAGTATATTGACAAGCAGGGAAACAACCGCACCGCAACGGAAATCATGGTAAACAAGGTTGACTTCTGCGGTGGCAAGTCTGACAGCAAACCCGCTGATCGGGCGCAGGATGCACCGCAAAGCTACTCTCAGGGCAACACGGATGATTTCTCTGTAATTGACGAGGACGATGGTTCGCTACCGTTCTGACCTGTAATCCATGACCGCCTACCTTATATAAGAGCTGTGCTATCTGGCTGGACGGGCGTTTGGAAAGATGATTACCTGTTGTCTCAACTGCACATCACGCCACCAAGCCTGCCACGATACTTGCGAAAAGTACAAGGCAGAGAAGAAAGACTTCGAGGAACGCAAAGCTTTTGTGTATGAGCTGAACCACAGCCAGAGCGTGTACCACCGTGATTATGAGGACAAGCACCGGAAAAAAGGAAAGAAACGGTTTCTCGGAAGTGAATTTAGAGGTGAACGATAAATGGGAGCTTTTATTGCAAGACAACCTAATGGTCTGCTGTGCCGGTTTTCTTCGGTGGTCGATTGTGTCACCGATTACAACATGACCGAAGAAGAATATATCGAGATGTGCGCTGAAAAGGCACGAAAAGAAGCACGAGATGTTCTTGACCATTATATTAAGCCGTTTGAAATGGTTGACAGGTATTTCTTCCCGAACAACATGACAATCGAAGAACACAAGCGGATTATGAAAGAAATGGAAGAACCTGCTGAAAAGGAAACTCATATTCCGTGAATTTAGAGGTGAACGAGGATGAACGAATGGAGAGAAACAGCAAAGACCCCTCCGACAAAGGAAGATGCGAACCAAGACGGATTGTTTGTGCTTTCTGTGTATTTCTCTGAAAGCGTGAATAAGTGGCGAATTTTACAGCAATATTGGGAGCTGGTCAAATCGCTTCCTGATGAGTACCCGTTTTGGATGCCAATGCCTGAGTTGCCTGAAATGTTAGACCGAATCAACAAAGGACTTCACGCATGAACACCGGCAAGCAGTTTGAAGCAGACTTCAAAGCATCAGTCCCATCTGATGCGTGGTGCTACCGGCTGAAAGACAGTGCTACCACCTACTACGGCGGCAACGAGAACCTGTCCTTTTCCATCGACAACATCTGCGACTTCCTTGTGTACCGATACCCGATGAACCACCTGTTTGAGCTGAAAACCATAGAAACACCCTCTATCCCTCTGGAAAAGGTGTTCGGCAAGTACGACAACGCAAAGTGCAAATACCGCAAGGAAAAGCACATCACAGACATGGTGAATGCAATGGGGTATAGCGGTCAGACCGCCCATGTGATAGTCAATTACAGGGCAGTCAACCGCACCTTTGCAATTCCTGCCAGCAAGGTTCTGGCGTTTCGTTACAACGAGAGCCGCAAGAGCATCCCTTGGCAGTGGGCAGAGCAAGAGGGGATAGAGGTCAAAGCAAAAAGGCTGCGTGTCCATTGGCGGTATGATGTGGATGGGTTGCTAAAGAGATTGGAGAAAGAACATGAAAAAATGGACTAAAGAACTTCTGGAAGAAAGCGGCTACAAAATCGAGAACGCGCAAATTGAAAGCGTTCGACTTACTATGGCAGACCACGGAGTTTTAACTTCAGATTTGGTGCTTAATGGTCATGGATGGGGCGTTTGCTATGGTGGGTATGTTCTCGGTAAGGGGCATCTTGGAAGCAAAGACTTTGAGGGATACGGCTCTGGCATAGAAGCAATTATGCGAATCATGGACACGGTTGGCGTTGATGAATACGGTCAAATGAAAGGAAAGTATGTTCGCGTCGCCACAAAAGGTCTTGGAAGTTCTGTGAGAATCATCGGAAATATTTTGGACGATAAGTGGTTTGATTACGAATCTTTCTTTGCAGATAAAAAGGATGAAGAAAATGACAATGGTATGTGATAGGTGCGGTGAAACATTTGAATATCCAGAGTTCTCCATAAGTGAGCGGACACAAAGAGTAGAAAACAATTCTATTTGCAGGTGCATTACAAAGAAAAATAGGAAAATTTTTATCTATTCAGATGACCCGTTTTTTCTTTGCCCCTCTTGCATGGTAAAACTGAACAACTGGCTGAAAGGAGAGCAAAAATGAGCAATTATCGTTTTATCTGTCTTGTGATTACAATTCTGGCACTGTCACTTATACTGTTATTTACATCCTGTAGTTCAACATCTGCTGATGCTGAAACTAAAACTGAAACTGCTGACAACCCTTGCTATCATGTTACAGTCTATTCCCCGGAGATCGACCATGCGGGAAACGGCAGCGAACGGCATCCGAAGTATACCATCACCGTGGAGGAATTCGGTGAGCTGCTGCCTGACCCGAAGCTATCTGCTGAGCGTGAGTATCAGCTACTCCGCATCCCTCTGGAAGATGGACGCTTTGAGTTGGTGTCCACATCGTTAGTTGAAATTGAATACTACTAAGAGAGGTAAAATTGTGCAAAAGAAAGTTTCAGACATCCTGCCCAAGACGGAAATCTTGGCGCAGTTGGCAGAAGAAGCATCCGAACTGGCACAGGCTGCGTTGAAGCTACGCCGTGCGCTGGATGGCACGAACCCGACACCGAAGAGCGTAGAGGAATGCCGAAAGGCGTTTGAAGAGGAATACGCAGACGTTATGGTGTGCATGGCCGCTCTTGATTTTTCGGATGACAGAAAAGCGTATGAGCGAATTGGAATTATTGCAAGCGAAAAATACTACCGTTGGCTCCATCGCCTACAAGACAAGGAGAATAAAAATGGCTGAATATCATGTTGGATGCGGACTATTCGGAACCATCTATGCCGGAACGATGGCACCGCCTCGAAAAGATGGCTTGAAGATGTGGCGCAACAAGTCAGATGTGACCGATGAAGCAGTTTCCGCTGTTCTGTCTCATTTTATTACTGAAATGGAGCGTTCCGACAAAACGAAACTCGAAAAGGTGTGGGGCGTTATTGGAAACAAGAAGCTAAAAGTTACATTCGAGCTTTCTACCAATAAGGAGCAGTCAGATGAATAAGTGTAGAAACCGCCCCTCAAATGGAAAACAGGCAATGTCAGCCAACCTCCGCAAAATCGCACGGCAAAACCAGTTGTACGGCTTTCGCATGGCTCTGGATGGCATCGCTGCCACATGGGGCGCACTGATTCAGAACCTTCGGTGCGAGCTTGACCTGACCGACGAGCAGGTGCAGAAAATCATCCGCATTGGTGACAGGTACTGGGAGATGGTCGGAAAGTTCAAAGAAGAGGACATGACCCCTGACGAGTTTGCAGATTACATCACCGCAAAGTCAGAACAGGTCGAAAAAGAGCTGAGAGAAAGGTGGAGCTGATGGGCAAGGAACAGCTTGCTATCGCACGGTTGCAGGATGCTGCACGGCTATCCGAGCATCGATATAAGAAACCGCTCATGGTCACATACTCTGGCGGTAAGGATTCACAGGTGCTTGTGGCTCTGGCTGAACGCGCAGGAATCAACTTCGAGGTGGTCAACAGCCATACAACCGCAGATGCGCCGGAGACGGTCTATTTCATTCGTGAGCAGTTCAAGGCGATGGAAGAGCGTGGAATAAAATGCTCCATCGTCATGCCCCGCTACAAGGACAAGCCCGTGTCCATGTGGACGTTGATTCCAATGATGAAAGCCCCCCCAACAAGAAACAGGCGATATTGCTGCTCTATCTTAAAAGAATCTCCAACGATGAGCGGGTGCTTTATCGCAACTGGAGTTCGCTGGGCTGAATCTGTTAGGAGAAACAATACTCGTGGGATTATGGAAATCAGCCATAGAAACAAAGAAAAGCGCATTATCCTTACGAGCGACAATGACGAGAAGAGGCAGTTGTTTGAGACTTGCAACCTCAAGGGCAAAATGACCGTCAATCCGATTGTGGACTGGTCAAATGCAGATGTTTGGGGTTACATTCACTCTGAGTCGCTTCCGATAAATCCGCTATATCAATGTGGTTTTGAACGTGTTGGATGTGTTGGATGCCCTCTTGGGGGATATAAACATCAATGTATGGATTTTGCACGATATCCAAAATTCAAAAAAGCGTACATTATGGCATTCCAGAGAATGCTTGACATCAGGCAAAGACTCCAAATGCCAAACGATATTGCTGAATGGAAAACAGGAGAAGATGTTTTTCACTGGTGGACGGAAGACGGTGTTCTTCCCGGTCAGTTAAGCATGGACGATTTGATGGGGGATAACAATGTTTGAATTTGCAACTCGATGGTTGGTCTGCCTAGTCCTGCTGGCGGTGGTAGTTCAGTCCGAACGGACAATCAAAGGCATGGTAGACAACCTGTTTGAAGAACGTCAGGCAATGCTCGTCTGGCTGTTCGTCAACGTGTGTCTGGCCGTTTGTACGGCAGTTGTTATGGGGTGGAAATGATGAAAATTTGTGACATTGAGAGAAAAGAAATCAATTTTGGGTGTCTGGAATACGGAGATGTGTTTGAACTGAGCGGCGAAATTCTCATGAAATCTAACGTGAATCTTTCGGTAAGCAAGTTATCTGGCGGCATCAACCTGAAAAGTGGAGAGTTTTTGCAGATAGATGAGTCTTTCCCTGTCAAGATGGTAAACGCTCATCTCCAGTTGGAGGGATAAGAAAAATTATGGGCAAAGAACTTTATGACATTGAAAAGAGGATGGAAAGAAGTCGCAGAATGTTTGCGATTTTTCAGGGGATTGTGATTGCTTTTATTGCAATCGTGGCAGTTTCGTCTATCGTACTTTCCATCTTTATGTATAAGGGCTTGTTTTCCGCAGACATCCCCGAATGGATGAAGTGGGCGTTTGTATTTCTTGGGAGGTAAAAATGGAAATTCGTGGAGAGCATGGCAAACAGAGAGTTCGTTTTGATTCGCTCAAGGAAGGAGAACCGTTTTACTACAAAGGCGAACTTAATATGAAGACAAGTGAGATTACGTGCAATCCCATCTTTTGCAACGGCACTATATATAACTGCGTGTCGCTCCGTAACGGCAGGATTATGAGCTGCTCCGATGATGTGATGGTAGGCATTGCAAGGGTTCATATCGAAAAGGAGTACTAATGGATAACGAACTTTACTGTCCAATGAAAATGACCAGCAATCCGCTTGGTCGGTGCGTATGTGAGAAAGAAAAGTGCGCTTGGTGGCGGCAGTTGTCCAACTGCTGTTCCGTCTGGTGGATTGCACGGAAGCTGGACAACATCGAAACGAAGATGAAGAGGTGAGAGCGTGAAACTGGTTGATGTTGACCCAATCATTGCGGCGTTGAAAACTGTTGGTGTTAGCAAAAAGAATGAAGCGAAGTCGTTTTTGGATGGCAAAAACTTCATTGTATACATACAAGGACAAATCAGAAACAGCATTGGAGATGTGTTTTTAGATTTAGCCAACGTATTGGAAAAATCTGAGCCCGTCAATATATGGTTTGATGCCAAGAAAGTTTTGCCCGAAAAAGAAAAAGAAGTTCTCGTAAAAAGAGAAAAGTTCGGCATTGAAATTGCATTTTTGTCTTATGACGGATTATGGCAAGAGCACGACGAGTACATTGTATTTGGAGATGTAACTCATTGGGCATATCTTCCTGAACCGCCAAAGGAGGTCTGATACATGGCAACACCCCCGAAGCGTGGTCGTGGCAGACCGCCGCTGACCGAAGCTGAAAAGAAAAAGCGTGAAAAGCGGGCACAAAAGGCGAAAGAAGAAGCCGCTGCGAAACGCGAGAAAGAGCGAGAGAAGAAGAAACAACAGATGCTTAACAAGCGGAAATCTATCCGCTCACAAGTGAGTAAAAAGGTGAAAGAACAGCAAGAGTTAGCTATCGAGAAGTCAAAGATGATGAACACGGGCGATTTGCAGTCGAGAATCGGTGATGAAGAGGACAAGAAGGTCATCGGCATGATTGCAGCCAAGTATTTTGGTGACCTTCCGAGCGTGGACATGAACAACCCGATCGAAGTGCAGCAACGTCTTGACTTCTTCTTTGACGCTTGCATCGAAGCTAGAATCTCCCCTGTGGTGGAATGGATTGCACTGGTGTTGGGCATCGAATGGGTGAGTCTGAAGCAGATTATGGCGGGCAAACGCCGTGATGATAGTTTGCAGCAGAAGTACATCCTGAAGCTGATTCTGCAAATGCAGTCTATGTGGGCATACAACGGTATGTACGGTCAGGAGAACCCGGCAGAGTGGATTTTCCGAGCCAAGAACTACTTTGGTATGCGTGACAACGTAGAAGTCACCGTTGCGCCGCCTGAACAGCCGTTGGGCGATGCTCAGAGCGCAGAGCAGTTGGCGCAGAAATACCAGACGGCTTTGCCGAAAGGGATTGACGTGGAGTACAGAGAGGTAAAAGAGGAATGAACGGATTTCTTTTTACGAAAGACGGAAAACTTATATGCGAACTCACCGAAATATCCTTTGAGCCTTACAAAGACAAACGAATAATCAAAGTCCGATGTACGGTTTGTGGACGTATCAAAAGAATCCAAAAATGGAAGTTCGATTTTGCGGAAGGTTTGTCAAAATACAAATGGCTTAAGTGCAACTGTTATGGCGATTACGTGACGGAGCATGTAATAGTGAAATGAGCAGCAAAGCGTTACGGCAGATGTATAAAGAACATCACATCTGTATTCATTGCGGTCAGAACGATGCAATGCCGGGCAGAGTATCGTGTGCGGAGTGTTTGGCAAAAGACCTCGAAAGGCACACGCAAGCATACGAAAACCTTTCAGGCGAAACAAAAGCTGCGTATCTGCAAAAACGCAATGAGCGACAACGTGAAAAGCGCAAAAGGCTGGCTGCGAAAGGGATTTGCACTATTTGCCTAAAACGTCCAATGTCAAAAGGCTATCGTTCTTGCATCGAATGTCGAACAAAAGATGCTCAGAAGAGAGCGAGAAACAGCAAGGAATACAGAAGAACATCTGGCACTTGCGCCTATTGCGATGAACCGCCAATTCCCGGCAAGCGTTGCTGTCCGAAGCACTATGCAAGCCGCATTGTTGGCATCACAAAATGTAGGCAGTCGGAGGGTTTTCGGCTGTCACAAATCGAACAGAAAAAGCGCATGAGCGTCTTTTGGAGAGAAATGGAATGGGAAAGAAATCAAAGAATGAAACAGCCCCAATGGATACACCCATGACCCCGTTGATTGACTTCTTAGACCCCTGCTTACGCATGTTTCTGCCTGTCCTCTTGCAAGACCACACGACAGGCAAGAACATCATCTGGGCAACAGATCCGCCGCCTGAACTGGGTGTGGGCTTTGCGGATGAAATCACACTGGAACAGCTAGACAAGGTTCAGCTTGTCCCTCGTGTGCAGAAACGGCTTGCAGACCAGAAGAAGCGAACGGGAAAGAAAGCGGAAGTGTTTACCCCATCGTTGATTTGCGACAAGATGAACACCATGCTGGATGAGGAACGCAAACAAGCAGGTTGGAAAGAGTACATCAACCATAATGTGCTTGAAGTCACCTGTGGAGAAGCGCCGTTCCTCACAAGCCGATACGATACCACAACAGGGCAGATGATTGCCGTGCAGGACAGAATTGGTCTGCTGGATAGGAAGCTGAATGTTCTGGCAGAGCAGTTCCATGACTACGATACGTGGATGTGCTGGGCAATCAGCGCCTACGCATCGACATACGGCTACGAGTGGCAGGGAGACAATCTCTTGCTGGCAAGGTGCAACCTGTTCCTGACGCTGATCGAGAATTTTAGGTATCGGTTTGATGCTGAAAAGCTGGAAATTGGCTTTATGCCCATTTTTCTTGATTGCATCGCAGACACTATCTCATGGAACGTCTGGCAGATGGACGGGCTGAAAAAGACAGTTCCCGGCACGGACATTCCGTGCAAAATCAAAGACTGGAAAGCCGACAAGGAAATCATGTTTAAGGATGTTGGGA